GGAGGAATAATGGATACACTTTTAGTAATAGGAATTATTATTGGTGTAAATTATTTTGCTTGGTGGCTGATAGGAAAGGATAAAATATAATGGATGAAAAAACAGTAGAGAATTTAGTAGGAGAAATGCTTGCACTGAAAGTAGAAGACAAACAAATCTTTCAAGCTAACGTTATCCGTGTAGATAATCAAATCGTGCTCACATCTTTGACTGCAACTATACCGGTAGTTGTACAAAAGTTAGAGGTAGATGAAGACGGAGAGTTAGTAAGAGCAAGAAATGAAAAGGGACAATACGTAGCAGACAACCCTGACACAGTAGAGAACGAGGCTTTTAAGGAAGAGGAGTAATGGACATGGAGTTAGTCATAGCATTAAATGTTTTGATAGGACTCTTTGTTGGATTTTTAATTTTAACTTTTAGAATGATTAGAAATATAGCTAATCAATTTGGTACAAGTCTTACTGAGTTAAGAAGAATGACAATGGAAGAAAATTATAGAAATAAATTTAAGATGATAAATCTAAATGAATCTAATCAATTCAAAGGAGATATATCAGATTGGTGGAATGAAGATGATTGGGATTCCAATGATTAGTAACTTACAGAATTTAAAGTTTAATGCACTTCAAATAGATACAAAGAGAAGTGAATTAAAAAAACTGTCAGACCAAAGAACTAAACTAATACAAGATTGTTTGGAAGACGGACTGTCGGTTATAAAAATAAGCGAGGCTACAAACATAAGTAGACAACGTGTCTACAGAATACTAAACAAAGGAGACTAACATGGCTAAGTTTAACTTAGATAATTACGAGTTAGTAGAGGATAGACTTAAGAAGTTTTGGAAAGATAATCCTAATGGTCGAATCAATACTGACGTAGTAAGCAGCAGTTCTGATGGAACAATGGTAATTGTAAAAGCAGAACTCTTTATAAACAAAGAGGATGATACACCAGTATCAAGTGGATTAGCACAGGAGACTAAAGGGTTAGGTGGATTTGCAAACAATGAAGCATGGCTAGAGAACTGTGAGAGTAGTGCTATTGGTAGAGCTTTAGCTAACTGGAAGTATCAAGGTAATAAAAAACCTAGACCAACACAAGAAGAGATGAAGAAAGTCCAAGATGATACGCCTAAAAAAAAAGTAGCACAAGAGACTGGGACATCGACTTCTAAACCAAGAATCACTGAGAACCAACTGAAAGACATGGTCCTAGTTAGTTGCAAATATGATGTTAACTTTGCTAAGAGATGTTATAAAGATTGTTTCAACAGAACAGTAATTAAAATTAACAAAGATGACATAACTAAATGGGATGACAGTGACATAAGAATGTTCTTAGATTTAGTAGATGAATATATCTCAAAGCATAGTGATACATTTGCAGACAGACAGAACAATGAACCAATAGTAAATAAAATTATAGAGAACTTAGACGAAGTAAAAGAAATAAAGGAGGAAGACGTGGACTTTAACAACGATGATTGGAAAGCAGGAAAAGAAGCAGACCCAATGACAGACGCACAGGAGGGATTTTTAGAGGGCTTAATTAAACAAGCAATCGATAAAGGTCTTGACGAATTGGCTGCTGAGGCGAAACAATATCTTAACTCAGGCAACACAGGTAAAGTATCTTGCAGTGATTGGATAAATAAACTAAAGAATGCACTATAAACCTTTACCTGATTGCGTAACAATTAGAGTATCGGAGATAGATGGACTAGGTTTATTCTGTGTCACACAAATAAACAAAGGTCATAGTTTAGGAATATCTCATGTGGAAGACAGTAGATTTCCAAACAGATTTATAAGGACTCCTCTTGGTGGTTTTGTTAATCACAATGAAACACCTAACTGCAAGACAGTAGATATGAATGGTTACAAGTATCTTACTGCAGCAAAAGACATTGGACCTGGAGAAGAACTTACTCTTAAATATACGATGTATAACTTAGACCTTACGAACTAAAGTATCTTTAAGTTATCCCAACCTTTGTTACTAATTGTAAAGGTAAGCACTCCAGGATGGGACCACATACCAGTTCTAGCAGTAAAGTCTATACTCTTATCTAATGAAGGACATTGAAACCAAGTTCTATCTCCTTGTTGCTTACTTCTAAAATGATGATAGTGAGCAGTCACAAGAATCTCAGCGTCTCCTGGTGGTAAGAAGCCATACATCTGACCCTTCCACCAATTCTCAATCTTAGCTTCTGCGTTGCCACTGCCTGAGGTAACATGACCATGCGTCACGGACATGGTCTTACCTTTGACGGTTAGATTCTGATGAAAGCCATCAGCTACATTTACTTCCACGTGTCCATATCTATCAGGATTAGCAGCCATGATTTCTTTACATATTTCTAAGTGCATTGTATCTGAGTTGTCTAATCTGTTTGTTGCAACTTGACCTTTACCTGTACGAGAAGTTTCTCCATGATTTCCTGGGATTCCACATAGCACAATCTTATTAGCAAGTGGCAAGAATGTATCTATTGTTTTCATAAGCATACTTCTAGCTAGTGCATATTGTTCTACAAGTGTCAGCTCTATGTTGAAAGGCTGCGAGTCGTAGAATCCATAACAATTTTCTGTAAGGTCTCCCATTCCTATTATGTATATCTCATCTACAGCAACGTTAGTTTTACGTAGTTCTTTTATTCTTTGTACTGCATCTTGTAAAGCTATGTCATATCTTTTGATAGTATTTTCTACACCATAATCACGTTTACCTAACTGCCAGTCTGAACAGAAGAACATAAAAGCTGTGTCTCCACCTTTGTCATACTTCTTTACAGGCACTTTCTTGCTAGCTTTATTAAGTAATTGTTTAAAATACTTGTCATGTCCTGGTTTTCTCTTACGAACAATCCCTTTAAAGGCATAGAAAGTCTCTACTTGTCCACCTTTTAACTGAGTTTGCCATGAACTGGCACGAACTTGACCGTCTATCTCGTAAAGATTAGGGTCAAAACCCCATTCTTTTAGTATCTCATTGTACTTTGATTGATAGTTGGGGTCGTTTCCAACGTGTGTGATTTCTCCTAAACCAGTTACATTATCTACTTCATAACCTGGTTGCCATCCTGATTTATAAAAGTTATTACCTAACTCTTGTGAGGATAGTTTCTTTTTCTTAGGCATAAAACCTCCTTTAGCCCTGTTAACCACAGTCTATAGGGGTTTACGTAGAAATCGTGTATTTAATTAATTTATTTACTGACTGTATTAGTTGGTGTAATTTGTTTTTTTGCAAACTCTTTTACTACAACTAATGCTGCACCTGCTCCTGCCATAGCTGCTAATTGTACTGTACTAGCTTCTATTCCAACAAGAGGAGCTGCAATTAAAGCACCGATGAAAGCCTCAACAAATGTCCAAAATGTTTTTTCTAACATTGATTTAATATCTGCACTCATTTATAATCTCCTAGTTTATTAATCTACCTTTAAGCATAGCAGTCAAAACTTGAATCTCTCCACTTATCTCTTGTAATTTTTCCTGTACATCAGCAGGATTCATATATGTAGCACCTGTTTTGTTGTCTATTCCCTCAGAAACTACCTCTTGTATGATTTCATTTAGGTTTATATTAGAATATTTTATAGTTACTTTGTCTCCTGCAACTAAAGCATCTCTAACTTTAGGATACATTTTTTCATAAGCTACTCTACTGGACCCAATAAAACCATCTTTACTTACATCTAAGTCTTGTTGTGTGTTTCCCACCAAATAACAACCCATCGTCGATTCGTCTGTATTCCCACTATGCACCAAAATAAATTCAAAGTTAGGTACATCTTGTAGTTCTAACATACCGAGGTGCCAACCTTCTCCATACTTAGAATCATACCTTGACTTTGTACGTGTATGGAATCCTCCAACAGTTCTAAATTTTATTTCATATTCTCCTAAAGGTATAGCACTTTCTGCGTACACTTTTACATCTCTAATTTCATCTTCGAGTCCATAACATTCAAATACGCCATCAATAAATAGCAAACTGTTTGTTGCATCCTCTCCAAATTGTGTCCTTACAACATCTAACTTCATTGTTATTCCTTTCTAAAACCTATGGTCAGCAACCAAACACCTAATGTAATTACAGTGGCTAAGCCAGTGACCTGTTGGGCTGAGCCGGTAAGTGTCAGGGTAGCTATGACTAAACCAACTAAAGTCCAACTAAGGTTCAATGTTTCTTTTATTGCCTGGACAAACCAGTTCCATAATTTATTTATCATATTTGTTTCCTAAATACAAACGCTGCCATACTAGCTATTCTAGTCAAAATAACCGGCACTACCACCTCTTGTGCTTTTTCTTTTTGGTCTTGAGTCATATCATCTCCTACGCTTCCTATAGTTATATCTTCAAAATCTAAATCAACAAAAGTTTCTATAGGATTTTCTAAGAAGTTCTCATATTGTACTTCTGTAACAACGTCAGCAAGTGTGTAGTTCTCTACATCAGCATTTTCTACAGCTCTTTCAACGTATTCTTCTACAGCTTCTGCAACTACTTCATCTTCTTTTACAGCTTCAGCTATTATCTCTACGTCCTCTGTCTGCACCTGGAGTACTTCTGCAACTACCTCTACTTGTTCTTCTGTAAGTTCTTCTATCTCTTCAATAGCTTCTTCTACTACAGCCTGGACTATCTCTTGTACTTCTTCTGATACTTGCTCTAGGTTCTGTACACCTATGTCATTAACTTCTTCTATAACCTCTATTACTTCTTCGGTTTCAAGCTCTTGTACATACTCTTGTATTGCTTTTTCTTTAGCTTCTTCATACTCAACTATCTCCTCTTCTGTGTATTCTTCTAACTCTTCTTCAGTTACTTCAGGTATATCTATTACAATAATCTCTTCTATAACTTCTTCTATCTGTGCAACTTCCTCTTCTAGTTCTTCTTCAGTAAGCTCTATAACTTCTTCTTCTTTAAAGAACTCAAAGATTTCTACTTCTTTTTCGACATCTTCTTGTATTGGCTCAATAAAAATCTCTTCATCCGGAAGTTCATCTTTTCTATTGGTGTCATCTCTAGGTATCTCTTTGTCCAACTCATCTTCTTTTTCTTCTCTAAGTTCTTCCTGTACTTCCTCTAAGTCTGCTTGTATTTCTTCTTCTGAAGGTGGAAACAATTCTGTTTCTATATAGAAGTCTATCATATCTATTTCTATCTCTTCAAAATCTTCTATTATTACAAACTCAAACTCTTCTAACTCCTCTAAATACTCTTCTACTTCTATGATTGTGTCTATGTATTCATCCATTTCTTCTTCAGATTCGAACTCAAGAAACTCAATATTTTCTTCATACTCAATTTTCTTAACATCTCTTTCCATTTGTCTGTCAAGTTCTTCAATCTCTTCATCAGTAAGCTCAACTTCCACATACTCAGGTATATCAACATCATCAAAAAACTCTTCTCCGATTTCTTCCATATTTTCTTCTTCAATGATTTCAATGTCATATTGTTCTAAATCTCCTCTTTCTATTTGTTCATCAGTTAGTTCTACACCATATATCTCTAAGTTTTTTTGGCGTTCATTATCTCTTTCTACTGTACCATCGTCTATTTCACGTTGTTCATACTCTGCTTCTTCTCCACTATCTAATATAATTACAATAGTTTCAGGCTCAGGTGGTGGTGGAGCTATATAAAGTTCAGGCTCAGGTTCAGGAGGTGGAGGTAATGTTGTAGTAGTAGTTGTTGTGGTTGTTGGCTGTACGTATTTAAAAGATATATCATCTAGCAATGACCAGTCATTTATTGTAATGGTAAAACTATCTATGAAAGTATCTAATGTTTCTCTAATGTTATAGATAACAG